AGCCCCGCGGCAAGAAAGGCACCCTCTGGGTCCGCTTCACCGCGCCAGGCGGACGCCCGGTATTTAGAAGCTCTGGGACTACCGATCGCGCCCTTGCGTCCGAATGGGCGTCGAAGCTCCACGCCGAACACTACCGAGTCGCCCGATTAGGCGAGAAGCCGCGCCGGCTGTGGACAGAAGCAGTCGCGCAATGGCTGGACGAGCACCAGCACAAGCGCAGCCTGAAGAAAGACCTGCACAACCTGCGCTGGCTGGACCCGCACTTTCGCGGGAAGTATCTGGACGAGATCGACAGCGACGCGCTTGCCGAAGTGGCGAAGCTCCGCAAGGTCGAGCCGCGGGACAAGCGCGAGAACGCGCACAGCAAGACGCCCACCTCGCAGTCAACGGTGGACAAGATGCTCGCGCTCATCCGCTCGATCCTGCGCGCCGCACACGGTTGGGGCTGGCTCGATGCCTTGCCCACCATCAAGCTCTCCGCGCCGCCGCCCGAGGATGACTACCGCTGGCTGACGCAGAAGGAGGCGAAGGCCCTGCACGACGAGCTGGCCGAACATCTGCGGGCGCCGTACCTGTTCGCCTTGGCGACGGGATGGCGCGAGCAGAACGTGTTGCGCCTTGAATGGGCGCGCGTGGACTTGCAGCGCAAGGTAGTGTGGGTCGGGGGAGGGCAAACGAAGGGCAAGCGGGCCATAGGCGCACCGCTCAACCGGGACGCGCTTGCGATCCTCAAGGGACAGCAAGGCAAGCATGCGCGATGGGTGTTTCCCAGCGAAGACGGGAAGCCCTACGTGCGCGCGAACAATCGCGGGTTTAAGGCAGCACAGCGGCGGGCGGGTATTGCGCCGCTCCGCTGGCACGATCTGCGGCACACCTGGGCGAGCTGGCACGTCATGGCCGGCACCAGCCTGCGGAGCCTCATGGAGCTGGGCGGCTGGCGCGCGTACAAGTCGGTATTGCGCTACGCGCACCTGTCGCCCGAGCACCTCGCGCAGGACGCCGCGCGGGTCGAAGGACTTGCACGGAATTTGCACAAGCGGCTGAAACGGTGATCCTTATAAAACCGCTACTTACGGCTACAGGCCCGATTTAGTAGGACTGCTAAAGTGTTTGAATCTAAAGGAATTTTCACCACGCCTGACGGATTGAAAATCCCCGTGTCGGGGGTTCGATTCCCTCCCCGGCCACCACAAAACAAGCTGTTTTGTGAGAGTGACACCAAAGCGGTCCGTGAGTTGCACCGGATTTGCACCGATTCAAGGATTCACCCACAGGTCGCCGTCATCCGCCGGCACGTAGTGCCCGACGCGGTCATGCCAGCGCACCCTGCCGCCACCCGGGAAGCCCTTGCGCTTCTCCACCCAGCGCTCGATCCAGCGCATGCCCTGCTCCACGGACGCGCAGGGAGCCGCCAGGACGCGATCGCGCCACTGGATGACGCTGGTCATGCGCCCGCGTTGCGGAGCGACATAGCCGATGCACCCGTCGTTCCAGTAGAGGTGCGCGCAGTCGGGGCCGCGAATCCAGTAGCAGGCAGCAGGCAGGTGACGGGTCGGCGGGACGCGCATGGCGCATGCTAGCCCCAACTGTCGCAGGTAGCGCGACGCTTGCTTAAGATGGTTTCCAGGTCCGCCAGCAAGGAGCAGCAATGATTCGCGCAGGAAACAAGGCATTCAACCCGCATCACGTCGTGATGACGGAGATTTTCGAAGAAGTGCTCACAGAGCAGGACCACTCAGGCGCGGTCAAGCGATGGCACGCCTTCCAAGTCACGCTATCGACGGGGCCTACCCAGCAGTACCGCTATGAGACGCGTGAAGAGTGTGAGCAGAATTACTCTGTCTTTTTGACAGGTATGGATGAAATGCTGTTCCCGCCCACCGCGAAGTAGCCGGCAGCTACGCATCCCTGCGTAGCCCGCGCGCGTCGGATTGCCGTAATGGCCGCCGCGTTGCCGGCAGGAGCAGGCTCGCACCCTGCCCTGCCAGCGCCTGTCGGGGAAGTCTGAATCTGTCCTCGGATTACGGGCCGATCAGTCCGTGCGCTACTAGCGCGGCGTCGTACGACTTCAGGCGCGCCTCGAGCGCCGCAATGCGATTCAACGCCCCCTGCAATTCCGCCTGGACGTACGCCGCTGACGCGGTGCCTGCGGCTGCCGCGGCGATCGTGGCCTTTGAGCCGGTGCCCGTCATCGCGGCCCAGCCCGTGTCGCGCGCAGCGACGACCTGCGTGCCGTTGACGCGCACGCCAGGCGTTGCGCCGAGAATTAGCCCGACCTTTTCCGTGCCCGCATTATCGAAGCGGATCACGAGAACGGACGGGTCCATGTAGGACTTGTACGTGGCGGTCGCTTCCCATTCGACCGACTGACCGCGCGCCATGCGCACCGCGCCACCCGACAGCGTGGCGCCCGTAGTGTTCAGGCCGGTCACACCAGTGCCAGCGTAGACGAAGGCGCCGGTCGCGCAGTTTCCGGGGATGTTGATGCCGTTGTCGAAGTCGCCGCGCAGGTAGACGCCGTTGCTCCACTTCGCGAGCGTCGAGTCGTTGTTCTGCGGGCCGATGCGAATGCCATGCGTTGCGGTCGACTTCGTGCCAGCGCCGACCGCCTTGCCACCTACGACATCGATACCCACTCGGTTGGTGTTCGTGTCCGAGCCGTTCGCGAACACGTCTACTTCAACACCGACCAGCCCGCCGCCTGTCTCTGCGGTTTGGTTGTCGTTGCGCGCCTCAAAGACGCCCGCCCACGTCGGGCCTGCGCCGCCCACCATCTTTTTCGACTGACCGTAGACGGCGACGTTCTGGCCTGCCGTCGCGGAATTTTCCAGCACCGACACGAACGACCATTCGTAGTCGGTCACCGCAGAGCTGGCGCTGAGATAAGACCGCAGTGCGGCGTTCACGTTGCCGGCGGTGCCGCCCGTGTGGTTCGTCTCGCGCCGCACCTCCAACGTGCCGTAATCCGAGCCTGTCGTCTGCTTGTTCGTCACGATCTTGCGCGTGGCGATGGTCTGCTCGACGATGCCCGGCAAGTTGAAGATGGTTCCGCTGGTCGGCTGGCCCTCGCAAAGCCAGCGCACGAACTTCGTGCCAGTGACCGTAGGCGGCGGATAGGTGCCGGCTGGGACGAAGATCGTGCCGTTTGCGAGCGTCGAGTCATAGGCAGCCTGGAAGGCCGCGCTGTCATCGGTCGAGCCGTCGCCCTTCGCGCCGTAATCCTTCACCGACTTCACGTCAGCGACCTTGTCCGCGACCGTGCGCGGGGCACTACCCACCTGCACGCCAACAAGCGTTCCGCCGCTGGACGCTGCGAGGTCCGCCTTCTTGGCGGCCGCAGCTTCCGACGCCACCGACACGCCAATGTCGTAGCGGGTCAGCGCCGTCGCAACCGCTGAGGGCGAGGACACCGCTGGAACGACCGTGGCGAGGTCGAGCGACGCGGCGCCATACGGGACTTCGATCAGGTACGGCGCGCGGCCGTCCTTGATGTGCTCGACGACGCGGTACGTCCAGCCGGTGACGCTCAGGTCGGGATCATCGGTCGCCGGCAGCGAGACGCTAATCTAGCCGTTGCCGTCGAGTGACGCGCGGATTGTCTTGGGGACGATGACCACGCCGCCTACAACGACACTCTATGACGATTCGAACGTGACCCAGCCTTCCGCGGGCGTGCCATCGCGGTTGGTGAAGGTGGCAGTGACGGGGACGAGGGTCCAGTTTGCAGGCAGGCTCATTCGTGGCTCTCAGAAATGGTTTACGGGCTGCCCGTGTACGTGAGCGACACATTGACGGTGTCGGAATCGGCCGTCTGGCCCCCTGCGTCTGTCACCGTGCACTTCCATACGCTGACTCGAGTGTCAGTGACCGCGTTGACGAAGGCGCTGAACCTGGTGCTCGCAGAGGTTGGCGAATTGGCGCTGGTGCTGCTGTCGCCACTCACACGCGACCACGCGTAGGTGTAAGGCGCGATGCCTCCCGACGCCGTGCAGGTCGCTATGCCGGTCGTTGCAGTGCCCGGCGTGGAAGTGCTGCCGAAGACGGACGGCGGCGAGACGCTAGCGGAGGGAGGGAGGCCCGAGCCGCCCAGCAGCACCTACAGCGCGCCGCTCACGACACCCCCGCGCCGGAGACGCACACTTCAATCGCCGTGTCGAAGAACACGGTCGCGATGCCGCCAGCGGCCAGTGTGCGACTGCCGGTCGTCGTAGTGCCGCCCAAGCCCATCGTGAGGCCGGGGCCTGGGGCGATGGTGATGGTGCCTGCCGTGCCCGTATTGCGGATCGTCAGCACGTCGCCTGCCGCGAAGACGCTGGCCGGCACCGTGTAGGTGTAGGACGCAGTGTCCGTCTTCATCCGGCCCTTGCCCTTGTCGGCCGCGACGAACGTGTAGTTGCCGTTCTGCGTGGTCAGTGGGACACCGCGGAACCCAACCTCAATGCCGTTGTAGAGAACGGTGCCGGTGAACGAGGGCGAGGCGAGCGGCGCTTTCGAGGTGTCATTCGGGCGCGAGCCGCCGACGAGAATCCAGCTGCCTGCGGAGACGCAGCGGAAGGCCAGCACGTCACCCGCGACGGTCGTGTAATTCGCGCCGCCGAGGTTGAGGTTCGCCGAGTGGGTAAGTGTCAGCGCGCCGGCAAAGCGCAGCTCGCGGTAGCAGCCCGCGAAGCCCGTGCCGAGCGAGGTAATGCCCGTGGTGCCTGTGATCTGCACCGACTCGGCATCCGCGGCGCCCACGTCCGTGGTGGCGGCTGAGGCAATGGAGGCGGTGGCGAGCGAGTTTGTGCTGCGGAGGATCGACGCCAGCGCCCGCAGGAAGTCGTCCAGCGAGTTCCCGATCGCGTCAGTGCCCTACGGAGAATTGGAAGCCGCGGACAGGAACAGGTCCGCCATCTTGGTCGGAACGGCCATGAGGATCCTTTAGGGCTGCTGCATGAGAAGAGGGATTTGCGGGGCGCCGTAGGGCAGTAGGTAGTTCGGAAGCTGGCCGAGCAAGCCCTGCTTGCGGAGCTGCTGCAGTCGATAGGCCTGCAACGCTTCGGCCGCCTTCTGCGCGTTGGCTGCCTTTCCGCCGACCTTGCGGAGAATCGCCGCATCGCTGTCCGCGGCGAGCTTGTCGAGGACGCCACCAATCTGCCCGCCAATCGCCATGCCGCCCACGTCACCGACCAGCGGAAGGCCGCTCAGGTGACTCAGCAAGCCGCCCGCGATCGTGCCGACACCCTTGCCGATGTTCTTGCGGAGTGCGGGCGCCAGGAGACCGCGCGCTTGTTCGTTGGCATCCGTGGCAGAACCGCTGGTGCCGACCTTGTTGTCGGACACGCCCGAGCGCTTGAGGCTGTTTTGTACGCCCTCAAGCTGCTGGCGTGCAGCGTCACTCATCGGGAAGTTGGCGCGGTCGTCCGCGCGCAACGCCTGGTTGATGCGGCTTACGCGAAGGCTCGGATCGCCGCCAGCGTTCCAACCACCACTAACGCTCGGATCAAGGATGGCGCGAGCCGCGCGCATGTCGTTGATAGGCTGCGACGCAGCGCCGTACGTGGCCAGATTAGCGCGATAGCCCGGTATTGCGGCGTCGAGCGCGTCAGCAATTGAATCCTTGATCGGTCCAAGAGCTTTCTTCTCCTGCGCGGAGGCCATCGGCCCGAGGTGGCTGCCGGCATTTTCATGCAAGCCACTCAGGATGTCAGCGTCGATTGTACCGTCCTGCGCGGCACGCGACGTGATTTCACCCCGCAGGCCCGCAACCGCGTTGCGGATGTTCGGGCGGACGCCCATGCCCGAATTGTGCAGTGCGTCGAGCGCTTGCAGGACCGAAGTCGGGTCCACGCGCTTACCGGGGAGCTGAGCGTAGTACGGGTTGGTCGCCGCGGTACGCGCCGCGTGAGCGGCCGCCATATCCGCATCCGTGCCCGCCAGCCCTTCGACCACCTGGCGCCGTGCGGCATCGTTGGCCACGTCCTGCGCCACGAAGGCAGGGGCCGCGTGCGGGTTGTTGCGAAGCGCCCGCTCAGCCTGCAACACCTTCGGGGAGCCCAGCACCTGCGCGATGCTCGGCTGCTCGCCCGGAACGTACTGCGGAGCGCTCCGAAGCGCCGCCTCCGCCGCCTGCGGATCCATGTCGAGCAGGCCAGCGAGACGCGCATTGGCCAGCCGATCGCGCCCGGCATCGGTGAGACGGTCCATCGTGGCACCTGCGACCCGCGAACCACCCACGGTGACGCCGTGCAGCACAGGGGCGGTGACCGCACCCACGCCGACCTGCGTCAGCTTATGGCGCGCGTAGTCGCCCTGATCGGTGACCGGGGTCGCCGCACCCATCGCGGCACCCTCGCCCGTCAGCAGACCGGCCTTGCCGAGCGTGGATGTGGCCTTGGGCAGCAAACCGAGAGTCCGTGCCTCTCCCACACCGACCATCCACGGGAGGATTTCACCCGCAGCAGCACCCGCGTAGGAGCCGAGGCGGCCATCCGTGCGCGCCTGGTAGTCCGCCTCCCGCTGAGCGAGAGCGGCATCGTCGTTGGCCACGGTGCGATTGATGGCACCGCGAATCGAGCTGTCCGCTGGCAGCAGATGATTGGCCGCGAAGTTGACGCCGTGCTCCGTCAGCTGCGAAAGCCCATGCAGAGCGTTCATGCCGTGATGCTGCAGGCCGTCAAGCATCGCCAGCTGGTCGCCCTGCCCGATCTTGTCGGCAAGCTGGTAGGCCAGCGGACGTGCGTCCTGCTTCGGTCCGCCGTAGTGCGCTTGCATCGCCGAGCGCATCGTCTCCGGCGCGGTGCCATCCGGGAACTCGATGATGGACCCATCAGGCCCCTAGACGCGGATCGTCATTCAATCCTCCCGGTGGCTGGGTTGTAGCGCAGCACGCGGCCAGTAGCGGCGGGCGCCGCACTAGAAGCGGGCGCCTTGCCTGACAGCCGCTGCACGGCGTCATACAGGCGCTGTGACTCGGGCGACAGGATTTGCACGCTCGCGCCCATGTCGCCAAGCACCTGATCGCGGTGGCTTGCGATCGCGGACAGGCGGCCATGCGCCAATTCGGCCAGCTGCAGGATTGCGGCGTTGCGCTGTTCCGGCGAGTTGGCGGCGTCGAGCTGCGCCATGAGTCCATTCACCTCGCCTTCCGTGGCGACACCACCCTTCACCAACTTCGCCACTTCCTCGGCTACAAGCTGGCGAGCCTGGTTCCAGTTGTTGACCGCCGCGACGCCGCGCTGGTGGCTCATTGCACCGGACAGCTTGTTGAGCATCGGCGAGCCGGAGTTGATGCCGGCATCGTTCAACGCCTTGTTGTCCCGCATCAGCGCGCCGAGGTGGTGCATCAGCGTATTCGCGGCCGTGACCTGCCCGCCAGCCGACTGCGGAGAGCTGCGCCCCATGTCCTGCTTGAAGGTGTAGGCCTCTTTCGCGTTGGCCTCGTTGTAGTCAGGGTTCAACATCGCGGCGCGGCCGATCAGGTCGGCACGATTGCCGGCGCGACCGAGACTCGCAGGCAGTGCGTCGTAGTTGGCAATTTTCCGCACCAGCGCCGCGGTCGCCGGATCGAGGCCCGCAGTCGGATCGGAAGGCGTCGCGCCACCATCCTCGCCCGGCATCTTGCCGGTCATGATGTATTGGTTCCGCATCGACGGCGTGATCTTGATACCGCTGGCCTCCATGTCGGCCACGTCCTGCTTGCGCTGGTCGACGGTGGACACCTTTTCGGACTTCACCGGACGGCGTCCGAAAGGCGCGGCTGCAATGGTGCCGGAGGCGGTCTGCGAAGCGGGCGTCGAGTTGAGACCACCCACAGCGCCGAGCACCTTCGGGACGTATGCCTGCGTTTCCGCAGGAGCATGCGCAATCGCCGCATCAGGGCTGCCGAACGCCGAAAGCGCCTTGTCGTAGTTGCCCGGCCCCCAGTTATAGGCGGCCAAGCCTCCCTGCACGCCGTACTTCTGCGTAAGTGCAGCGAGGTATTCGCGGCCTACGCGGGCCTGCTCGGCGGGCGAGTTGTCGCGCGCAGGCGTCACGCCGAAACCCGGATCGCGCAACGTGCCCGGCATGGTCTGCATCGGGCCGATCGCACCCGCCGAAGACACCGCGAACGGATTGCCGCCCGATTCGACCTGCTGCACGGCATTGGCCAGCGCCGAAAAGGGTACGCCCGCGCTCGGCTGGCTTGCGATCTGCGGCGCTGCACTTTGCGGGGCATCTCCGAAGGCCTGCGACATCGGCACGTAGCGCCCTGCCGTCTTGTCCATGACGTACGGGTCTTCGTACTTCCCATCCGGCGTCTTGATGTAGACCGGCTCGCCGTACTCGTGCTGATTGAGCTTGCGGTACTTGTCCTGCAGGTCGATCGCGCCAGTCGGATCGCCATGCGCGGCGATGTAGTTCGCGTAGCCGGTGTAATCGAATCCTTCCGGCTTTGCGAACTGCGTCACCGCCTGCTGGCGGGCGGTGTTCGCCGCCATCTCCGCCTGCGTGCGCTTCATGATGTCCGCGCGGTAGGCGTCGTTGGCGTACTGCTGCGAGCCGTCCTGCATCGCGCCATTGGCCGCCAGCAGGCCCGAGGCGAGCGAGTCGGCGAGATTGCCCCCGTTGGCCTTCGCGGAGGCCGCGGCGAAAGCGAGCAGGCCCTGACGGAACAGGCGCTTTTTGTCCGCGTCCTGCGGCTGATAGGGGCTGTTCGGATCGGAGCCGGGGCCGAAGCGATCGAACAGGCGCGCATAGAGCGGCGAACGGCCGACGTTAGGCGTGAGAAGCGGCGCATTGAGCGCCGGATATTCGCCCGGCTGGTAGACGGGGTAATCGAGCAAGCCCATGCGTCAGCTCCCGAACATCGAGGCGATGATTGCGCCGTAAGTCGCCGCGTTCTGCGATGCGCTGCGGTAGTTGGGATTGGCGCCGGTCTGCGATCCGTTCGACGTGCCGCCCTTGATCGAGGCGAGCGCATTGGACATGAGTCCGAGGCGATTGGCCTGAAAATCGCGCTGATCGAGGTACTGCTGGTACGCCGCGTCGTCCGCTGCCTGATTGCGGCCCATCATCTGCGTCCAGGCGTCGCGCTGCGCGTCCGCCTGCTGCGCGCGGATGCCGGTCGAGGCCTCGGCGAGCTGGTGCGCATAGGCGTCCTGCGCGCCCTGCAAGGCCTGCAGGTGCGCCGTGCCGCCGTAGGCGCCGCCGTTGTTGAACTGCGCCATCAGCGAGGGCTGCACGCCGTTCTGATACGCCGTGGTGATGTCGCCCGTCGTCTGCTTGACGAGCTGATCCGTGTACGGATTGCTCGAGTACGGGTTCATCTGCCCCGCACCTGCCACGCGCTGCCCCGTGTACGCCGTGTAAGGCTGGTTCAGCACCTTCCCGGCGATGTCGAGGTTCTGCTTGAAGTACGGGATCGCCCAATCGGGCGGCGCGTCGCTCTAGACGGTCGTGGTCGTGGACTGCTTCTTGCCGCCGCTCGACATTAGGGCGTCTCCATCGGGATTGCGTAGGTGGCCGAAACGAGGGGGAACCGCTTGGCCCAACCGGGGCGCGGCGATCCGAAGGTGATGCGGGTGAAGCCGCCCTTGCGGGCCATCTCGCGAAGCATCGGCAGGCCCGCGGCAAACACGTCAGCGTTGCCCGTGTTGTGGGCGATCCAGACGTGCAACGCGGTTTCGCCGCTGAACTCGGCAGTCGTGCGCGTGGTGATGAGCACGCCGCAGAAGCCGCTGTGATCGGTGGCGAGATGGCAGGCCGCCTCGCCGGATTTCAGCGCGTGGTACACGTCCTCCGGGATCCAGTCGTCGTGCGTCTTGGCGAGCACCGCCTGCAGCGACGGCAGGATCAGCGGCCACGCCTGGCGCACGCCTGCGGGTGGGACGAGGGTCAATTCCATCAGGGCGTGAGTAGATAGGTGAAGTGGAGGGTCGCCGCGGTCGAGCCGGTGCCGCCCGCGTTGAAAGACGCTTGTGCGCGCTGGTTGGTCGCGTCGCCGTACACCGAGACGGCCTGATAGGTCGTGTAGAAAATCGAGCCGCCGCCCACGACCTGATACCCGTTGGCGATGTTGCCCGCGATCGGCAGGGCGACGCCGACCTGCGTCATGGTGTTGGCGCCTGCGGTGGCTGCCACGTCGATGCGCCCGCTCACGGTGACGGTGTTCCCTACGCGCTTCCACTGGAACGGACTTGCCGTCACGGTGGTGACGTTGGCGACGCCGGTCACGGTGGGCGTGTAACTGCCCGAGTCGACCGTTTCCAGCAGGCTCGCGAGCTTGGCCCACAGCGACGACAGCTGGCGCACAAGGCCCGGAAGATCGCCCGGCAGGTAGGCCTGAGGCAGCTTCATTCGCGCGAGGCCGTCACGAGGTCAACGTCGAGCCCGTCGAGCACGACCGGGCCGGTGTGATCCAGGCGCAGGCTGTGCCAGTGCGCCGATCGGCGGAAATCGAAGCGGTTTCGGCTCATCGTGGCGGTCGCATCCGTCGTGGCCGTCTCGCCGAGCGTGTCGCGGTGATAGTTGGTCGCAGTGCCCGCACTCGGGGTCGTGCGGTAGCGCGGCGTGACACGGCGAAGGAACGTGTAATCGGTGAGGTCGCCGAAATCGCCTGTCTTGAGCCATGACGCGCCCGGCGCACCCGTCAACGAGTAGAGCGCGGTGCCTACGAAAACGGCCGGCACGGTCTGATCGGCGCTCCAAAACGGCGAGTCATAGGCGATCGCCGGCAGCGCGCTGTAGGTCGCGTAGCTGGTGCCCAGCGAATCGTAGGTGACAGCGCCGGAGGTGTATTGCACCGGGACGGCGATGCTCAGCGCCTGCTTGCCCCACGCATCGGTCCGGAAGTTGTAGATCAACACCGAATCGAGCGCGCCGGAGGTCGAATCGACGCTCGGGTAGTACCAATAGATCAGCGAACGCGGCAGGTCGACGGCGCCAATGATGTTGGCGCGGTAGGTTTGGTTGAGGTCATTGAAGAACCACTCGCGAATCGGCGCATTGAGCGGCTGCGGAACGGTGCCATCGAAGACGAAAAAGTCGTTGGGACCGACGAAGTAGTGCCGCGTGTCCACGGACACGACCGATTCGGCGCCGGAGCAGCCGATATCGCCCGGAACGCGCTGCCACGCCCAGATCAGCGGCGGCCCGACGTAGCGGCCGAGGTACATGCTGGTCGCCTTGTAAGCCACGACATCAAGGCCCAGAGCGGCGCCCGCGGTGATGCGACCCGGCGTGTCCAACAGGCGCCCATTCGCGGCCTGCGTCGCCGCCGAGGGCGTCCACAGCGTCTGATCGCGGAGCCCCGAGCACCACCAGCCATCGGGACGGTCGCCGTAGGTGGCGTCGTTGGTGTCGAACGCCATCACGAAGCCGTCGACCGAGACAAGAATCGAGGCCTTGGGCGCGCCCGCGATGTCCACGAAGCCTGCGCCCGGTGCCGCCTGGCCAATCGCTTCGGCCCGGTTAGCGTTCAGCACCTGATTGCCGAAGACGCAGAACCTCTGGCGTTGCACGCCGGAGTAGTTGCCCGCGCGCGATCGGTCGACCCACACACCGCCCGATGCCTCGTAAATCTTGCTGTTCGTGCTCGCAAACATGCGCTTGGAGCCGTCGAGCAGCAGTGTCGCGTAGGCGCCGGTCGGTGTCGCCGCCAGCGCCGGCTGCCCGGTGGCCGCCAGTGAATTGGCCGCGGCGATGCCCTGCAGCGTCGGAACGATCGCGTCGCCGTCCACGATGACGCCGGGCGTCGTCCGATCGAGGTCCGGCCCCAAGCCCTTGAGCGGCACCCTCACGGCGCGTTCCGGATCGGCGAACCGATGGCGGGCGCGTTGCCGTAGCGGGCGCGGCTGTCCTCGGCGGTGATGGCGTCAAGCAGCGCCTGGTACTGCGCCGCCCACACCTGCGCCGAATCGGCGTCCTTGATGTACGGCGAGGCTTCCAAGAGCGTCGCGTACAGGTACAGGCCCGGCTCGCGCAGCACGAGCCAGTTCACGTCCGAATCGGCGAGCGCCGGCACCTGCTGAAAGTAGGTGAGCGCGTAGTCGATGGCGCCGCTACCGCCAACGACCTGCAGCACGCGGCCCACGGTGACATAGCCGACCGGATAGGCCGTGGTGAGCGGCACATCGGCGAGACGTTCCGGCGGCAGCGGGTGCAGCTCCTGGTACGGGCCGCCCACGTTGACGCGCACCGACTGCACCGCGCGGCAATCGGACGGCAGCGTGATCGTGTTGTCGTCCGCCACGGTGCCGGTGTCCGTGACCTGCATGTCGGCCGTGCGGAGGTCGCGCGACAGGCGCGCCTCGGCAAGCTGGATGAAGGTCGGAATCTAGGCCGTGAGGTCGGCACGCGCCAGCCAGTCGGCGACGGCCTGCTGCAGCGATGCGTAGTCGGTAATCATTTGAGCGGGACTCGTCCCTTCCAGATGCGGAAGTCGCCCAGCGCCGGATCATTGAGCATTCGGCGGATGTGCGTCGGGTTGACCATGAACTCGTGCATGTTGATGCCGTTGGCCGCGATGTATTTCTCGATCACGGCATGCGGGAAGTGCGCGGCGTGCTTGAGTTCGCCCGAGCCATGCTGGCCGCTGTTGTGCAGCGCCTTTGCATAGTCGAGGTTGGTTTCGACATCCTGGCTGCGGCGTTCGACGATGGTATCGCCGTCCGCCCAGAGGCCGGTGGTCCGCATCAGTAGAACGCCACAATGCCGGTCGCGGTCGTGCCCGTCGCCTTGACGGCCAGCACGCGGAAGCCGAGGGTGCCGCCCGCAGGCAGGCCCACCGTCACGTCAGCGCCGCCATTGGCCGGCGTGACCTTGACGTTGCCCGCCACGGAGACCTGGATACCGACCGGCTGCGCGTAGGTGTCCACATCGGACGGGGTGATCGCGAGCGCGCCGTCGGGGTACGTCGGGCACTGGCCGCTGATCGTGGTCGGGTTGGGAAAGCTAATGACAGCCATGAATCCTCCGAGAAAGAGGCGGGGCCAGCCGAAGCCAGCCCCGCCAATCGGTTACGTCAGATCGCGAACCTGCGCGTGGGCATCCTTGTTGTCCATCTGGAGGCCGTATTCGTAGGTCATCAGCATCTTCTCGGCGTCGCCCGTCTTCGCCAGCGGCTTGGACTCGAGCGGACGCAGGGTCTTCAGGCTGACGTGGTCGAGGTCGAGCAGGTACGCCGCCGCGTCGAGGAAGCGCGAGGCGACGATCTTCAGCTCGCCGAAGTCACCGACGTACACATCGAACGCGGCGTGCAGCTTGTCGCTTTCCGCCTTTTCGAAGCGCGAGGCGTTGCCGGCGAAGGCCGAGGTCAGCTGCTTGTCCGAACCGCGCACGAGACAGGTGGTCGGATTGCCGCCCGCGGTCCACGCGGCCTGCTGCGCGGCCTTGAGCAGCGCTTCCGTCCACGCCCGCGCCGTGCCCGCCACCGGAGCGGTGTTGGACGACGGGATCGGGAACGCACCCACGCCAGCACCGACCGAACCCTGGGTGATCCAGCCGGCCAGGCCACGGGTCTGACGCGCAGTGCCAGCGGCGCCCGCGTTGAAGGTCGTGTTCTGGCAGAGGGCCACTTCCTGGTCGCGCAGGATTTCCTTGGTCTTCTTCAGCTTCTGCAGGGCCATTTCCGACTTGCGGCCGGCCTTGTCGACGATCTCCTCGGTGTCGGAGATGATGAAGTTCTTGGTGCTGATCTGGGTGTAGTTGCCCCAGCGCGTGGTCGCGGACACCGCGGTGAACGAGGCAACGTCGTCACCTTCGATCTGCGCGTTGTTGGCGGCGGTGGCCAGCGAGTCGGTCTGCCATTCGAAGAAGCGGCCATTGGCCTTGGACTTCTTCAGCATGGAGCTGAACGGACGATCGGTCGGCGAGATCATGTCGATCACATCCGACAGATCCTCCCTCTAGCCGATCGCGCTGTAGGTGGTGTAGGTGTTGGTGATGATGGCCATTACTTTTGCTCCTTTGCGAGCATGAAGGCGACGATGTCGTCAGTGTTGTGTGTGCGTGCAGCCTTGCGGCGAAGCTCGTCTGCGCGCTGGGTGGTCGGAGCCTGATTGCGGGCGCCCGGGGGCACCGTCTTCTGCGGCTGCGGAGTCGTCTGCTTGGCCTTGATCGCCTGCTGGGTGCGCCAGCGCATGGCATCGCGGGCCAGCAGCAACGCGCGGTGATCGGCCAGCGTGCCCAATTCCTCCTGCGAATAGCCGGCCTCGATCAGGCACTCGGCAATCGCGCGGGATTCGGCGTCACGGACCTTCGTGTCGCGCCACTCCGGCAGTTTTTCCTGCAGCCTCTGCTGCTCGGCCTTGAGATAGGCCTGGTACTCGCGGTCCTGGTCGGCCACCTGCTGTTGCGTCAGGTGGTGGCGATGCATCGCTGCCTGTTGGAGAAGCTGCTCTTTGCGAGCCATCTCCTCCTTGACACGCAGGTATGCGACCGGATCGGTTTCCAGCAGCTGAGCGAGACGGGACTGGTCGCCGACAAGCTCCTGATGCAGCGCGGCGGCCAACGTATCGAGCTGGTTAACGCGGACTTCGCGTTCCTGCCGGATCTGCTGACGTTCCTGCTCTGCCTTGCGGGTTAGCTCGGCGGTTTCGGCCGTCTTGCGCCGGTAATCAGCTTCCAGCAGCTGATTCCGGTAGATGTTCGGGAGTTCGGACTTCTTGATCTTGACGGGCTTGCCGTCGAGTTCGAAGTCGATCTCGGGGTCGTCGGGTGCGGTGTTCTGCGTCTGCGCGTCGTCGTCGGTGGCGTCGGCCGGTTTCTGGCCGTCATCCTCCTAGGCGGTCGCCTGTTCCCGCTCGTCCTCGCGCTGGATGAGGAAATCGAGCGCTGCATCGCCGGTTTGCTCCCCTACGGGGTTGGCACCGGGGTTCTGCTCCCCATCGGGGTTGGCAGTCATCGTCATGGTGTTGCTCACGTATGCCCGTCAGGGCGAAATCAGGGCACTACTAGCCAGAAGTAGAGTGCGGACAAGCCGGTCAACGCTACGACCGACAGTGCCATGGGAACGAACACCTGAGCGGGGGTGTATTCCGCCCAGTAGTAGCCGCCAATGCGGCGATGTCGGATGCGGATACGCCAACTCACGGGGTCACCGTCTGTCCATTGGAGAGCAGCACGGCGAACTCCTCGCCTTTTTCGACCTTGGCGCCGAAAAACGGGCCGTGAAACTCGGTGGCGTTGGTGTCCGGGTGCGTGATCCGGCACGGAAACACGCCGCTGAACCGATCGGCCAGCGCCTCGATCAGCGCGGCGCACTCAGGCCACGGCGGGACAGGTCGAGATTGGCGAGCTTGCCCGTCTCCACCAGCGATTGCAGGTGCTGCTTCACCTGTCCCAGCAGCTTCACGCTCAGCCACAGCGTTTCCCTGCCCTCCACGTCCCTTGCCGGGCTTTCCAGCCATGCGGTCCTCAGCTCGTTGTCTAGTGTGTCGAACGCTTCCGCCAACAGCGGGTGCGTCAGCAGCGCAGACGCCTGTTCGGCGCGGCGCACTTCCTCTTCCAGCTGGGCCTCACTGCTGCTCATGCGACTCCTGGTACTGCTCGCTGGCATCCGCCGTGCTCGCATCCTTGGCGCCCATCGTCTTCGCGCTGGCGATCTTGGCCTCGGCGTTGATGCGGGCCACTTCGATGGTCGTCACATGCTGCAGGTCGGCCTTGTAGCGCTCCAATTCGGCCTGCTGTTGCGTCTTGAACTGCTCGAGCGCCATGTCGTTCTGCATCTTCTGACGGTCGCGCTCGGCTTCTAGCTGCTGCTGCTGCGCCGCTTCCTGCGCCTGGAACTGCTGGCGCATGCGCTCGACTTCGATGTCCGCCTGTGCCTTGACCTGCGCGACGTGGGCCTGCACTTCGCCCTTGATTTGCTCCAACTGCGCCTGTCCTTCGTTCGGATCGGGCGGCTGCGGCATCTCGTTGGACTGCGGCGCGAGGAAGAACTGATCCGACTCGCGGTAGCCCATCGCCTCGCACAGCTTGGTCAGCGTGGCGTAAATCTGCTGCGGGCCACACAGGCCGATCTGCGCCGCCTCGCGCTGCGCCTGCCCGATGAGGGTCAGGTTCTGCACCTGCTGGCGCTTGTTCGCGGTGCCGAGGCCGACATTCACGACCGTGACATAGCGGTCCTTCCACTCGCGCGGGTTGACCCGCAACCAGCGGCCGTTGACCTTGGCCTCCTGCTCGCGGTCGGCGTACTGTGTCGCCTTCTTCAGCAGCAGCTGCCACACGCGCGCCACGCCCGTCTCGGCCAGCACGCGGGCGATCAGCTCGATCCGCTGCATGGCCGAATCCATCATGGCCTGCGCGCCTTCCGAGCCAATCTCAGTCTTGGACAGGCTGTCCGCGCCGAGGCCTTGATTGAACTCGGTCACGCCCGTGCGCTTGTCGCGGACCTGCCCGAAGTGGTCGAGCAGGTTCAGCGCCTGGCCGCCGATGAACGGCACCGCCTCGGTCCGCATCGCGTCCAGCGTGTCCATGCGGACGATGCCGCCCACGCGGGGGTTCAGCAGGTCGTCCAGATTCACCTTGCCGTTGACGACCGCGGTCCGCGGGTTGTTGGCGAGGTAGGCGTTATCCAGCAGCTGGCGCGTGAGCACCGTGCGGATGCGTTGCAAGTCCTCGCACAAGTCCCACAGTCCGAGGCCCACCGCCTTAAACGGCATGAGGATCGGGCAGAACAGCGCGTAATCGTGGTCGTCCGTTACCTCGTTTTCGAAGATGACGCCGCCGGCATGAACGACGCGGCGGAACTCGGCCACGCCGTCCCCGTCGAAGTCGACCTTCAGGTGCGTGGTGCACAGTTCGATCTCGCGCAGGGCATCGTCCAGCCGGGCCTGCGCCGCGTCGCTGAGCGTGTTGTCGTACTGGCCGCGCTCGGCCTGCTGCCGATCCCACTGCTTGTCGCTGTTCTCGGTCGGCAGGCGGTTGATCTTGTCTTCGTCATAGCCCAGCGAGCGCAGGTCGGAGACGGTCTTCATCGTCCGGTGCTGGACGAAGCGGGCCTCCTCGATCGTGCGCGCCGACTTGTTGAAGCGGATTTCCTCGGGCGGGACGCCGACCACGCGCTCCTGCTTGCGGCTCTCGCGGCGCCGGGCCGTGACCGCATACAGAGGCTGCGGCTGCGGGTCGGCCGGATCCGAGGCCATGCCCATCGGCTGCTGCGCCACGATCTCGACGGCCGGATCGCCCTGCAGCGCCTGAATGTCGAGGTCGGTCAGCCCTTCGTAATGCTCTTCCCGCTCGTCCCACGTTTCGTCGCAGTAGACCTTGACGACGGCCTGGCGCTGGATCAGCGCGTTCTTGATGGCATCGTGCAGGGTCCGGAAGCCCGGGTTCTTGCGCCAGAACAGATAGGACACGTAGTCGGTCGCGTCCTTGACCGCCTGCTCGTCCTTCTCCGTCTCCGGTTCGAACTTGATGACATCGTCCGAGCCCGCAAACATCCGCATCAGGCTCGGCATGGCCCATTCGACCGTGTCCATCAGGTCCTTGGACACGACGCGCGAACGGCCCTCGATCTCCGGCGGCGCGAGGTCGTGCTTCGCCTCGCCCATGTACGCGGAGAGCATCTTGGCGCGCTCCTGCGCCGTGATGTCGTCCGCGCCGATGGCCTGGCGGGCCTCCTGCTCGATGATCGCCAGCAGTTCGGCTTCCTGCATGCCCGCGATGGGCTGCAGATCGTCGTCTGCTTCGATGGTATCGGTCTAGGTCACGCGGGCAGCCCGTAGGGTTTGAGAGCGTCGAGGGATTTCAGGAGGCGCACGCGGTGGTGCGTGTCCTGCGCGTGCAGCATGAGGCGGTCGATCGCATCCTGTACGAAGTCAGCCCAGTGCGGCGACCCCGGATTGAGATTGCGACGCGGGTCCGGCCAGCGTGTCTCGGCCTGCGCTACGAACGCGCCGGAAAGCTGCACGGTGCCGAACTCGCTAAACCACATATTTTTCACCGGGAAAACGTGCTTCACGCGATCCCCAAGCTTGGATAGGTGAGCTTGCCGCCGAAGCTCTCGTTGCTCATGCGGTCCGCCACAAGGCACAGATAGCGGAACGCATCTGCACCGTGGCTCCATTCGTCATGCACCGGATTCCCCGGCTCGCCCGTCGTCGTGGGCACGCCGCGCCGGTAGCGACGCAGGCACTGCACCAACCGATCGCAGCCCTTGTCGAACCACACCCGCGGGAAGGCCATGCGGGCGATGCGGATGCCCTGCTCCACTTGCGCGTTCGGCACAATGTCGACCGTCCAGCCCAACGCCTGCAGGATCTCCTGCGCGGACTTGCCGGTCTTGTAGTCCTTGTGCTCGCCGTCATGCGGCAGGTACAGCGTGCCCCAGTTCCAGCGCTTGGCCTTCAGCTCGGCGCTGTACCAATCCAGCGTCTTCTGCGAGTCCTCGATGTAGCCGATCACCCGCAGCTCGCTCGCCTGCTTCTGGGCGAGGATCAGCGCCATCTTGTCGTTCCAGCCCAGGTCGAAGATGACGTGCACCTTCAACGCGGGGTCGTAGGGCACGTTGCCGCCGATCCGGTTGGCGGAGATGGCGTCGGCCACCTCGCCCGCGTAGATCGCGCCCGTGACTGCGGGCTTGCACTTGCCTTCCCAGATGTTCTCGTAGTCGGCCGTCAGCATCGTGGCCTTGGCGTGCTCGCGCTCCTTCTCGAGCACCTCGCCATGCCACGGGTTGTCGCTGTAGTTCATCCGCACGACCAGTGCATCGGGTGGCGGGTTGGCCACGAAGCGGACATACGTCTCGTCCGTGTCCAACTCCGGGTTAAACGTGATCCAGATTTCCGACCCGCCCTTGCGGATCGTCGGGATCAGGATGTCCCAGCTGCGCTTGGTGACCGCCTGCGCCTCTTCGACCCAGCACAGGTCGATCGATTCGTATGACTTGATGCTCTCGGCCGTCTGATCCGACAGGCCCGAGAACAGGAACTCGGTGCCGTTCTTGCCCTTCAGTGTCGTCTGCTGGACTTCGTAGAACTCGCCGAGGCCCAACGCCTGCACCTGGTCGCTCAGCAGCTTGTGGACCGAATCGCGAATCGACTTCTGCACCTCGCGGGTGCACAGGATGCGCAGCGGCTGCTTCGACCCGAGAATCAGCAGCGCCCGCGCGAAGGCCCACGACTTGCCGCCACCGCGGCCGCCATAGGCCACCTTGTAGCGGTGCGGCTTGAACAGCCCGCGCAGCTTGCCGGGCAGCTCAATCGACAAAGCGCACGTCCAGCGAGGTCTTCAGCGGCGCGTTCTGATCGCCTGCATGCTCGGTGCGGTTGAGCTTGGGCGCCGCGAACTCGGCGAGCTTGGACAACAGGTCGAGCGCCTTGGCCGGGTCGGGCTTGCCGCTGTCCGTCCCATCGCCTTCCGCCACCAGCGTGAGCCAGCGCCCGACGTTCGCCGCGTTGTCCTCCAACAGCTTGCGCACCGTGTCGCGAAACTCGGCCGTCACCTTGTTGGTCGTGCCCTTCTGCCGGCCGCCCGTCTTGGGCTGTCCTTTTCCGGCCATGTCTGTCTGCCTCTGTTTTGGAGCTGTCTTGCGACTTGGCTCCGGGTGCCGCTTATGCAACGACCGCGAAGTGGGCGCCGAGGTAGAACACCAGCGCGTCCCATGTTTCGAATACCGGACACGTCTCGACTGGCGATGTCGCGCTCTCGCACACCGCGAAGCCGTTGGGCGTGCGCTTGATGACGATGGCGTCGTTGCTGAGAAAGGTGGGGATGCCGGTCATGCTGGTTCCTGTTCGGGTTGTTCATTGCGGCCGGCGCAGCAGGTCATGCCGGCCTTCCATTCCTTCGTGACCGTGCAACCATCCGCATGGCCCGCGATGCGCGCCCAGTTGGCCGTCACGATCGTGTCGTCTGCGAATTGCGGGCGACGGTCGTCACCCTTGCCGCCGTTGCTCATCCGTGCCCGCCTTGCGTTGGAGGCAGCCCGCCGCCTGGACGAATCGGGCGACCCGCCAGCGCGTTGAGCCATCCGGCCGCCGCAGTCTGGAATGTGGACTGTGGTGTCATCGCGCCGCCCGTTTGCAGGTTCGGCGGGACGATGCCCGGATTGCCGTTGGCTGCCCGCTTGGCGCCAAGGAAGGTCGGCACGTTGCCGCCGCCGAAACCGCCCATGCCACCCTCGTGCATGCCGCCGCTCATCAGTTGCAGCGCATAGCCTTGACCGATGCCGCCGTTGACGGGGCCGCTGTCACCGCCAAGGCCCAACGCGCCCCACTGCGAGGGGTCGACCGCATACCCGCCGCCGAGCGTGCCGCCCGAGCTGTTGCCCGAGAACGTGCTGCCGCCCGTGCTGCCCGTCGAGTGCCCTGCGTTGTTTCCGCCGCCGTTGCTGCCGTTGCTGGTCTTGATCGTCAGATCTGGCGCGTTGAGATAGGACGACCAATCCGGCGGCGTGTAACCCGGACCGGGATTGAGCGGGACTGTGCTCGGCGTCATCGTGCCACCGCCGCTGTAGCCACCGCCACCACTCTGCGAATAGCCACCGCCGTAGCCGTTCTGCCAGTTGGCACCGCCAGAGGTCGAAGGCGCGGGGTTGTAGTAGCTGCCCGGGTCGCTCGTGTGGATGTTGAGGTCCGGCGCATTGAGCTGGCCAAAGTCCGGCGTATAGGACGCGCCAGAACCAAGACCCGTCTGCATGTTCGGGTTGTGGCGGTTGTCGTAGGCGTTCTACAGCTTCTGATACAGGCGCGAGCCGACCGGGCCAAGGAAGAATCCCGCGAGCCCGCGACCGACGAAGCCCGCTGCGCGCTGACCGGGTGTGTAGCCGGGGAACAGGCGGTCGGCAACTGGATGGCCGGTGTCCGGGCGGTCGGTGTTCAGGCCGAAGGGCATTGCTCACTCTCCAAAGGATCGCCGGGCCAAAACGACTCGGTCACTTCGACGCCGGTTGCGTCGTCTACGTAGATGGCAGCCCCGCTCGGATTCGAACCGAGGTTCACGGCGTTAGAGGCCGGCGCCCTACCGCTAGACGACGGGGCGTCAGGCTTAAGCGCCGCCGGGCCAGTGCCAGTCGGGGCTTTCGTTGTAGTCAAAGGGCATGCAGTGGAATCGATAGAACAAAGGGGGCCAGGCGATCACTTGATGACGCCTTGCTGCTTGAGTTGATGCAGGCACTGCGCTGTCTCGAGGCGCTGGTCGAGGATGTGGTCCGCGACCTGCTGCCAGCCGTAGGCGAACAGCTGCCACACAGCCGGATCCTTCTCACCGACCGCAGGATCAGTGGGCGGCTGCACCTTCGGCGCTTCGTACGCTCCGCAGTCCACTGACGGCGGCACGAAAACGATCCGCTCCTGCCTGAGACTCGCGCACGAGGTCAGCGTCAGGGCCAGGACAGGCAGCAGGAACAGGCGCACGGCCATGCAGTAGGCCCTCCATGCGGGCCAATCGGGCGTTTGTTTTAGAGGCTTGGGCCTCCATGCCGCTCACGGCCTTATCGGTCGCGCCGCGGCTTGTGTCGTCGCGCTTACTGGCGTCCTTCAGCGCTTGCAGCTGTCCCGCCATCTCTTGCGCTCGATGCTCGGCGGCATCGGCACGAAGATCAGCAACGGTCCTTTGTGCACGAAGAAACACGCACCCAAGCACGGCCGCGACCGCCAGCACGGCAGACAGCAGGCAGGCATACTTCCACCCCTAGGCGCGGACTTCTTGGAGGAACATGCACACCTCAATAGGTCGCCAAGCGGGACGCCGTCCGCCCGCATGCACCGGCTCATGCACCCGCCTTCAAAGGAGCGCGCGCCCGTGCCGAAACCAACGCGGCTCAATCCTCTTGCGGTTGACGCAAAACAACCCCGGGCGATCAACCCCGGGCGCCTCCGTTACTACCTTTCGGCCTAGCGGAGGTCTTAGCTCATCACCGCTTGCAGCCACATGGCCGCCGGGATCAGGCCTGATGCCAGAAGCGCCGTGGCGATGATCCACTTGAAGGCAGTCAGCAGCGTGGCGCGCTTATCAGGGGTCATCGCTGCACGTCCCGCCTACCTTGTAGAAATCTGCGTCCTCGTCCACATCGCCAACCCCGTCTCCGCGGAACCAGCGCGAGGCGAAGACCACGAACGCCACCAGCAGCCCGAACACGAACTTCTTCATGGCGCTTGCTCCGCTAGGCACTTGGTGTGGCGTTCCAGCTGCCGCGTCCACACGCCGGGACAGCGGTGATTGCCGGGGATGGAGCAGTCGTAGCCCGCGGCGCGCTTCCACTGCAGCAGTGCATCACAAGCCGCGCGGTAGTCGCCGATCAGCAGGTTCCGGTGCATGGATGACGAGCGCCAGTTGGTGATCCCGTACTGATAGACGAAGTCGATGTAGAGGTCGTATTCGCCCTGCGTCAGCTTCACGCCTGGCAGGGAGTCCCGGAACTGCACTTCCTCGCGCGACAGGTGCGCCTGCACGGTATGCAGCGCCCGCACCGGATCGGTCGTGTCGCCAAGCTTGACCGGCGCCCCATCCGCCTGCTTCGTGCTGCCGAATCCGACTGTGGGGCGGTCCCCTTGCGTCGGGATGACGGCCTGAGCCGTGTAGCTCTCGCGCGTGACGATGCCGATCAAGCCGGCCGCCGACAGCGAGAGCAGCGAAACTGCGAGCCGCTTAGTCGCGCTTTCCGGCTTCACGGCGCCATTTCCACATCAGGTAGCCGAACTGCGCGATCACGTAGATGGCGGTCGGAATGGCCACCAGCCATTGCGGATCGATCGCTCCCACCAGCATCCCGAGCGTGATGCCCGTTGGCGGAACAGCCCTTACCGTCGCCGCGCCGATGTCGGCAGCCAGGTTATTGCTCACACTTGCGCTTCCCCTGTCGAGGCAAGCGCCTCAGTTCAACCGTTCCGGCGCCTTCTGCGCCTCATAGCCGTCTGCCGCTGCGCGAAGCATCCGTGCCACCAAGGCGGGCGGTAGCTTCGGGCCGATGTAGCGCACGTTTCCGTTGTCCGTCGTGTGGACAACAAACATGGCGACGCCTTCCTTTTGCCCCCAGGCGCAGAGGTCAGCGGCGGCTTTGGTTAGCTCGGCGCTTGCGGCCACTGGCCTTCCCCTTGGGGTAGTGCATCTCGACTTCCGGGAAGTCGCGCGGAACGACCGCCAGCGACATCACGGGAGCCTCGGTCATCAGGTCATGTTGGGCAGCGGCGAACACCGCCTCCACGGCGGACTTGCCATCCGCCAGCGCCTTGAGCGCAAAATCACGACCGCAGCCGGTGGCGTAGTAGTGATCCAGCAGGGGGAATGCGGGGAATTGGTTATCTGCCACCCACAGCGAGCCATCCGGGCGGGCAATGACAAGTGTCGCCTCCTCAATGCTCGGAGGGTCGCCATGCTCGCCGTCCAGCATCCACTTGATGCCGGCAAAGCCTTTGGCAGCCGCCCCACAGGCCGCCACCACGCCACCGTCAGGCAGGCGCCAAATCTTCTGCGTATGGAAGGCGACGTTGAGGTCCGTCACCTGGGTGTCCGCTGCCATCACGCCATCTCGGTAGGCGATGGTCGTCAAGGCAACGGCTCCTGATAGGTGCCCCGGCCGGACGCGATGTCCTCCGGGGCAGCCCGCCTCTTATGGCTCGGCCGCAACGTGGAGCGTGCCGGGAAGCTGTGCGGGCTACTCCCGGGAGGCTACACCCGGAAATCAGGATCTAGACTTACGTTCAGAAAGAACGATGTGCCGAATGGCGCACTCAAGCCGCAGCCAGTATTCGTCCATGCTGGCCTTGAGTCGGCGGCACACGCGCTCGCGCAGGCGCTTGTAGGTCTTTGGGTCCACCTCGAGCGCCGCAGCCGTCACCGTGTACGGCTGCACTTGCCTGCCGTGGACTAGCAGCGAGTAGGCGTCCCATGCGGCGAAGGTTGCCAGGTCATCGGAGTACGCATCGCGGCGAACGCCACCATCGGCACAGTAGGCGTGCGTGAACATCACGATCCACTGGCGCAGTTCGCGCCGGCCGATCTCGTCTCCGACAATGGCCACTCGATAAAGCAGCCAGTTGGGGAAGCCGTTTTTCCACTCCAACCGCACCAGGCGGTCAGCGTCGATGACGCGCTCCGTCACCGGCCCGATCAGCAGAGTGCTGAAGTCCGGTCCGCGCAGATCGTAGCAGCCGGAATCGTCACTTCTCGCCGCGGCCTCTGCTGCGCTCAAGCGGCCACCTGCTTCAGTTTCGCCCCGAGCGGTTCGCTATGCGTCGACTGGACCCACGTCCCGCAGTCCTTGCACTGGTAGCGGGCGTACTTGCGGGTTTTCGTCACCGCATAGCCTCGCCGGATCAGCCTCTCGCTCTGGCACATCGGATTGGTGCAGCACTCGCCGCCATCAATTGCAGCATTCGGCAGTCCCAGCACCCACCCCCTCTCATTGAGCTTGTCGAACACCGCCTCGGTGAGCTTCGTGTCCCGGACGTTGTATTTCTTCATGTGCGCCCGGGCCTTCGGGCAGCCGGCCAGCACGTCACTCCACAAGTCAAAGCCGCCCGTGCGCTCCTTCCTACCGAGCCCCAACCAATTCGCAACGAAGTCCAGCTTGTAGGACGGCAGGTAAACCTGTTTCTTGACCGACTTCATCAGGTCCACGCGCACGAAGGACGATGGCTTGCCCATGCCGTTCTTCAGGAACTGCGCCTGAATCCACCGAATGTCGAACTTGTCGCTGTTCCAGCCCGCGATGGCATCGGCCTCGTCGAACAAGCGATGCAGTGCACGCGCCATGCCCTTCTCGCCATCGTCCCATTCGGAATGGAAGTGGATGCGGCGTTCCCCGTGGAACTTCGCAGCAAAGCAAAGCAAGCCGCCCGGGTCGGTGATTTGGTTAATGCCGATGTTCTGGCCCCACAACCCCCAAGTCCGCGCCTCGATCGGCCGCGTCTCGATGTCGATCGTGAGCAGCCTCAAGGCGCATGCTCCATGCCCTGCGGCTCACCGGCCCAGCCGTCGGTTTCGATTGGTTCCCAGGCCGGCGGCAAAGGCTGCTCGAGCCATAGCGTTAGCCCGACGCCGAAGCCAAGCAGGGAAACGAACGCGCTTACGTACCAACGGCTCGCTGCGCCACCAATATGGAGCAGATCAACGGACCCGCCATCCTTGACGTAGAGCCAATGGTTTTGGGTTTGCAGGGTCAGGCGCTTCATGCGCTGTGCTGCCAATACGCCTGCCCGGCGTTCAGGCTGTCCGGCTCCTCGGACTGGCGCTCCATGAGGGCGGCCAGCGCAGGAGGGACGGGCGCTTCGTGGGCGTACTGCGTTGCACCGCTTGCCTCGGGGGCCGGCTTGTCTGCCGCAGTGCCGGCGATGGCCCACGCCTGGTAGACGCGCGCTTTTCGCAGATCCTCCGCGCCGTTCTTCAGGCGATAGCGCCAGTTGTATTTCAGGACGTTGCCGATGCAGTAGGCACGGAAGCCGTCGGGCCCCAGCGCCGCCTCGATGGCGTCGATGCACTCGATGCAGGAAGCCGTGTAGTGCTTCGGTTGGTTGACGTTATCGGCCATCGCACCGCTCCCGCGGTTCTTCGATGGCGTCAGTTTTTCTTAGGCAGTGTCCCGATATAAGGCTGGGTTTGGGACACCTAACACGCGCTGCACTGCTGACTTGCTCAGACCTACCGCGCTCGCGATGCGGCGCAGGCTGTAGCCCTCGCCCGCCAGTCGGCGAATCTCTGGCTCGACTTCATCGGCCGTCAGTTGGCGGTGCGCCACGTAGATGCGTTCGCCTCCCGCCTGGCGAACCATAGCCGCAAGAAACCGCTCCTTTTCGTCGGGGGTGGGAAGCCGCCCGAGTGATTCGTAGAGTGCAATCATCAGAACGGCTCTGCTCATGTTCCTCTCCCCTAGAGGTGTTCGCGTACGCGGACCGCGAAGCCGTCCAGTTGCAGCTCTGCGGCGTATCGGTAGTCCAGACTCCACTCGTGTTCCGTCACGCGATCGGGCACCACGAAGCGCCAGCGGTCGTAGAGGCCACGATTCGGCAGGCGATAGGCCACGCAGGGCTGGCACATGCCGCGCGTCTGCGCTGCTGCGACCGCCTGCGCCCACCACGCGGCGACACTGAGCGCCGCGTGGTTCTTGACCTCGACGAGATACGGCCCGACAAGCTGCTCGATGTCCCCGTGCTGGGCCTGAGCGAATTGTTTGTAGTTGCGCGTGGCCTCGACTCCCAGGTATTCGCGCAGCAGGCCGCACAGCTCCAACTCGGCCCGCTTCCCCTTGTTGCGCGAGTAGGCGCCGCTCATGCCGCCGTCCCCTTGTGCCGCGAGGACAACGCGTCGAAGGCCACGAGCAAGTCATCCAAGGTTTCGAATCCGCGCTCCCTCACCAACTCCATAGCCTGTCGCTTGAAATGTGCGCCACGGACGAGGATCCGTGCCATGTCAGGCGATACGCCGTGTCGACCCGAAAGCTCCTCGACAACCGCCGCGACAGGCTCCCCGTAGAATCGGAGAATCCTGCGGTCATCCCTTATGCGTGCGAATGCCATTACGCAGCCCTCCCGATCGTGGCAACTAGCGGGCGCGTTCGATTGACCGGACCGCGCCATTTCCGCATCTGCACGCAGTCGAGCTGCTGCAGCAGGTTCTGTTCCGGCAGGCAATACGCCTCCTCGTGCCGCTTCCACCGGCCGCGACGCCGCACGCCTTGCGCCTTCGCCTTGCTGCGGATCGACGCACTGGATCGGTGCGGAAGCTCCTCCTGCACACCCTTGGATCCTTCATCGGGGAAGCGGCGGAGCAGCACGGCCGTCTCCCAGTCCTGCCAGTCAGTGCCGTTTGGGCAGCTCATGCGGCCCGTCCGATGTGCTTGAAGGGCTGCGACGTGGCGCCGGGATCCAAGCGCTGCACCTGCCCACCGTTCGCCAGCCATTCCTCGACGCTCTGGCCGATGACCGGCGGCGGCATGATCGGGTTCGGCCGATTCGACACGCGGAAGCGGCGCACGCGCATGCGTTCTGCCATCTCGTCACGGCGCTTGGCAGCGAGGGCTGCACGCTCGCGGCGCAGTCGGTCACGTTCTGCGGCCACCGCACGCGCTCGCTGCGCTTTCTCGGTCTGCTCGGCCGCCTCGCGCTCGGCGCGCTTCTTGGCGTCCTGCTCCGCGCGCCAGGCGTGGAAGGCTTCGGCAGACGGGAAGCCGCGGCGCAATGCCCGTAGCTCGCGCGCCTTGGCCGTTTTGTTCGCGCGCCAGTTCGGTCCGCGCACGTTCGGACGCGCATCGCGCACCAGCCGGTACAGGTACGCCCGTCCCGTCGTCGCTTCCTTCGCCAGCATTCCGTCCTCGGCCATCTGACTAACGGACCACTGCGTGCGCTCGATCGGCTCGCCGATGCCCTCGGCAATCTGTCGTGACGTGCGCGGTCCGTCCTGCGTGGCCAGCCATTCGCGAATCTTCTGCTGCCTGCTCACCCGTAAACCCTCCTCAGTGTTTCGTTCAATGCGCTCCACTCGTCCAACTTGCGGATGCGCCATAAGGTCTTGTCGCCATGAATGCCCTGCTTGCCTTGGTGGCAGTGCCAGCACAGGGCGATGGTCGTGAAGTGGTCGCCCTGCACGACGTGGTGCGCGGCGCTTGGGGCGGGCGCATCGCAGACCACGCACGGCAGCAACTTGACCGCCTCGAGATGGGCGGACTCGGCGCGAGTGAAGGCGCGGGAGTTTTTGCTTCTCACGCCGCTTCCTCCCATTGCTCGACTACGAACACGCCGCGCTTGGCGCATTCGGCCTCGACAAAGGTCACAAAGTCGGTGAACGCCTTGCCCTTCAACACGTCGCGCTTGCCGTGCTCGTTTCGGGTGGTCGTGCGCTTGGGCTTGAAGTCGATGGCGCCGGACGGCTTGACCTGCTGCACCCAGCCGAAATGCTCGCCGCAGAAGTGCTCGTGCCACTCTTCGGGACTGAAGCCGCACCGTTCGACCAGCGGCGCATACACGGCGGCCCACAGGTACGCGTTCTGCGGCAGTGTGCGCGGGGCCTTCCACGGCTCACAGGACCACTCAACCGGGCCAACCTGCATAAGCGAACAGGCAAAGGCATAGGCGCGATCAAGTTGCGCACGGGTCGCAAGCTTCATCGACGCGCCCTCCCCCGCCCCATCACGGACAACTCCATCGCCTTGAAGAAGTCCACTTCCACCACGTTGGGCGGCAGCGTGGGGCGCTTGCCGATTTCACGGCCGGCTTCTTCCCCGTGGATCAGTTGGGCTTTCGGAAACATCGCGCGCACCTCGTCAAAAATTGACGCCAACCCCGGCATCTCGCGCCGGTTCCGATCGCGCTCCTCCGTACGTCGAGAAGCCTCCGCTTCCGTTAGCTCCCGAAGTCTTTGCAGTGGGTTTCTCTGGCTCATCGCAGCTCTCAAAGCGCATTTGGGACAGCAAGCTCTTGGCCCATGCCGTTACGTTCCGCTCGCCTTGACGCTGCTTGCGGACGATGAACTCGGCATAGCCTTGAAGCGGGCCGTTCGGGTTGTGGTACTCATCGCGGTAGACCATCACCGCGGTGTCCAGCGCTTCCTCGATCTCGCCGCTGCTGCGGAACGCGGACAGTTCCGGACGATCCTTGCCGCTGCCGCGATTGAGCTGCACCAGCACCATCACGGGCACGGCCAGCTCTTTGGCGAGGTTCTTCAGGGCAATGGCGATCTCGCCCAACTCGGCAGCGTCGTTCTTGCGCGGCCGGCGGATCAGGTTCAGGTGATCCACCACGACCAGGCGCAGCGGTTCCTGCATGTGCAGCTGACGCGCGCGGGCGGACACCTGCTCGACCGTCAGGCCCGGCTGGTCGTCAACGATCAGCGGCAATTCTTTCGCCTTGGCCGCCGCGCTCCACAGGTCGTCGAGGATTTCGCTCGGCGCCTCACGCGGAAACCGCAGGTAGCGATACGGGATCTTCCCGACGTTGGAGACGACACGCTCGAGCAACTGCGCGGCCATCATTTCCAGGCTCGCGTAGTAACACCGCCCGGAATGAATCGCGCTCTGCAGGGCAAATGCCGTTTTGCCCGACGAGGTCGAGCCGCCAATGCCAATCAGGTCGCCCGGCTGCCAGCCGCCCGTGATCTCGTCCAGTGACAGGAGCCCCGTGGGCGTGCCGGTGACGACGGAATCCGCGTTGAAGCGTGCCTGCAGGGCATCCATCATTTCCCGCAGACCATCAGTCGCTGTTTTCAGGCGCGCGGCTTGTTGCGGGCGCACGTTCGCCAGAAGGGCCTGCGCTTCGGCGTAATCCTCGGCCAGCGCGATCCGCTTGCCGGCGTCCTGCACGCGGCGGCGCTCGGATGCCTTCGCCACGATCTCGGCGTGCGCCACGATGTTGGCGGCGCTAGGCGTCGTGCCCGCCAGCTCGATCAGGTAGGCCCCGTTCTGGACGTGGTGCGCCTTGCCTTCGGCCTCAAACCACTCACCCAGCGTCACCGCGTCCACGGGCTTCCCGGCGCGCAGGGCGTCGCCCATCGCTTGCCAGATCAGCGCATGGTCACGGCGGGAAAAGTCGTCGGCGGTCAGCATCTCCGCGACGCGCCAGAAGGCTTCCTGCCGCAGCATCACGCCACCAAGCACCGCCTGCTCGGCCTCGACACCACGGCGGCTCATGCGGCCTCCCGCATGGCGGCGATCGCCTTGTCCATGACCTGGGTGAAGCGCTTCTCGTCGAGCAGCGTGTCGAGCTTCTGCTTCCAGTCCGGGTTGTTCGGGTTGGGCTTGTCGCCGCGCAGCCACGGGTCAGTGGCGCACTCGGTGAAGTAGGCCCGCCAGAACTCGTCTGCGTCGTACGGCCACCCCTGCTCCCGGCAGACCTGACGGGCGTGCTTGGCCGCTGTGGCCAGCAGGCGCTTGCGCTTCGGCCCGAGCACCGCGACCCGCTGACAGGCCGGCAGCAGCTCGTGGTAGGCCTGCAGGATCACCCCCGCCTCTTCGGGCTGGGTTTCTGCTTTTAGAACAGGAACAGGAGCAGGAGCAGGAGCAGGAGTGTTGTTTAACGGTTTGGAAACCGTTTCGCTCACCAGCGTTTTGAAAGAAACGTTGTCAGGAATTTGAGCCGCGAGCTTGGCAGCCGCCTTCCACTGATTCGGGTTCTCGGGACGATTGAAGTCCATGAACTTGACCACCCAGACCCACTTCGTCTTTTCGCAATAGATAGAGAACCCGGCTTCCGAAAGGGTTTCGAAACCGTTTCGCAACCGTTCCGAAGTCCAGCCGAGATCCTCGCAGGCGTAGGCGTCCGGGAGCCGGAAGGCCCCGATCATCGTCGTGTGGGGAGAGGTCAGCAGGTACGCGGCCAGGAGCTTCGCGTCGGTGTCCAAATCGCGGAGCGTTTCGCTGCTCCAAAAGCTTGTGTGAATCTTTCCGTAGTCCCGCATGTCACCTATCCCCCCGTCCCGCCTGCCCCTAAAACAACTGCCCCGCCCCGTGCATCCGCGCCTCTTGGTCGGCGACCCGCTGCCGGTCGATTGCGCGCGTGATGTCGTCGATCGGCCCCCACGCCTCCGCAGTCACCTTCGCCAAGAAGGCGTCCACATCACGGGTGCTAGGGTTTGGTTGGGAGGGTGTGCGCCTGCTATCTGCAAGGCGCCAAAAGCGGCCGGTCCAGCTCATGCGGCGGCCCTCGCCTTCTCTTCTGCCAGTTCTCGCTCGAGGCGCTGCAACCGGGTTTCGCGAGCGCTGACGGGCTCGTAGCCCAGCTGCCCAGCCAGCCATTGCAGTGGCGCTAGGCAACAGGTGATGCGGCAGAAATCGGCGAGCTTCGCGTGCGGAAACTCACGCGGCCGCGCACCGTCATGCTTCGGCTCTTTGACCATGCGGCTGAAGCACGCAGGGTCGATTCCGAGTTCGGCCGCAACGGTCTCCTGGTCGAAACCGGAGTGATTGATCGCGAAGCGCAGCGCCGCACGGAAGGTCGGCAAACGCGATACGACATCGGGCTCTATGAGGCGCGGGATTCGTACTTCGCCCAGCATCCTCAGACTGCTTTGATAGGAACAATCCATCGTTCTTGGCTCCGCTTGGCTTTGATTGGCTTTACGGTTCAGGCAGAAAAATGGCGACTCTTTCCAGAGTCGCCTCGGGGCAACTAGTGATGCTTGGAATGGATTTCTTGTTCGTCGAACAGGTCAGGGCGCAGCGCGACCGCCTGCCACTGGCGGCCCTCGGGGATGATTTCGTCGTCAGCCCATTGGCCAACCGCCCAGCGACCGATGCCGAAAAACCGAGCCAAGGCGGCGTCGGTTTCGAGGCCAAGTCGTGACTTCACTTCGCGCTTCGTCAGCATGTGAGCAGCCTAGACCTCTAGACTGGCTCTTGTCAAGCACTCTAGCCCGACTCGTCCCTACGCTGTCTAGCTGTATGGGCGACTTTTCCAGCCGGCTTCGGGATGCGATGGGGGCGCTGCAGGCGCCGGCCCTGGCTGAACGGGCGGGCGTCACTAAGCAGACGGTCTACAACATCCTTGACGGGGTCACGAAGGCCGACAAGGTCCGGGCCGTGACGCTGTTTGACCTCGCCAAGGCGCTCGAGACAACCCCGCAGTGGCTGCTCTACGGGAAAGGTGACCGGGTTCCGGCGGTGTCGCAGCCCGCGCGATTGGACGGCACGAAACTAGCCGAGTCGATCGCGGCATTGCGCCAGGTGGCGAAGCGCCGGGGATGGGACTACGACCCCGAGACGCACCCCTTGGAAACCGAATACGCATACGCCCTGCGGTGTGCCCTTCCGGACACACCCTCCACGGCTGACGTGATCGACTTCGGCGAGAGGCTGGCCGAACGATTACGGCAGAGAGCGGAGGGGTCGGATGGACAAAGCAATGGTGGATCGGCTGGCGGCGCTGATCGAAGGCGGGCTCAAGGCAAGAGAGGAGCCGCAACAGAAGCCTAAGTTGCGGCTCGTGGGAACGGCCGATCTAGAGGGGGAGAAAACCGGGCATCTTGATGCGGTATCGAGGGACATCATGATCTCCCGTATCCGCGACCTCGCCCGCATGTATTGGCTGGCGTGGCTTGTGCGGCAGGAAACATCCCATGTTGGGCATGTCGTCGAATGCTTGGGCGACGACGAGCTGGCCGCTCTACTCCGCAAGATGGAGCATGGCCGGGAGTGTCGAGTTGAGGGGATCGGCTTCGATGAGGCCGGATTAGTCAGGGATCAAGGAGGGGACTATGAAGTTGCTTAGTACCGCGCTGTTCTGCGCTCTCGGGATTGCGGCGCCTTGTGCCGCTACTGCGGCGGAACAGGATGAGTTTCATCCGACCATCTCCGCAAAGGGTTTCGTCGACCTTTGCGAGCCGTCAATGCCGTCCCTTGCAAGGATCGAAAAGCAAAAGGGTGACACGCAGGGCGTTAGTCAGGATGACCTAGAGGCGCTTACGGTTTGCACCGCTATCGTTGAGAGCGTTGACACTGTAGTCAGCGCGGCGAATCACTACAACTTCGGCAAGGCCAACACCGAAGTCGAAGATCACGGTTTGAACAAGCCGGACATCATCAGGGAAGTGATCAGGTACGCGCAGGCAAACCCGGATTACCTTAAAGACCCCGATCTCCCCGCCGCCGCGCTGGTGCTGTTCGCAATGGCGGACTATCAAGGCAAAGATGCGATGAAGGGGTTGTTTAAGTGCGGCGATCTCTACAGCACGAAGAACAAGCCAGGCTGCACCCCCGCATCTACCAACTAAGGAGGACACATGGATTGGCCTACTTTCATCGGCGCCACGGTAGGAAGCTTTATCTTCCCTGCCGCGGCCTTCTGGATATTTCTGCGAATGGCTGCGGGACCGCGTGGTATTCGATGGGGCTGGCTTGTTTCGGGCTGGGCTATCGGGTGCTTGCTAATTTACGCCAGCACGATCCCAGCTGGCCGCGGCTTTCTGGCCTCGCTGACGCTGGGCCATGTGCTGGCACTCTTGCTGGCTGTATGGCTGACAATCAGGGTGTTTAGGATAAAACGCCAGGCACCTTCAGCAGCATAAAAAAAGCCCGCCGATTGGCGGGCTTTTTGTTTAGGCCGCGTGGGCGTGCCCGTCAATTGGCTCGATCGCCAGGCGCATCCCAAGGGCGCCGAGCACTCTCGTAATGCTGCGTAGCTCTGGGTTCCCTTTGGGGGAGAGGGTTCTGTAAAGCGTCTTCGCGTTTAATTTGGCCTCTTCTGCGACGCGCGGCACTCCACCGAGCGAGTCAGCCAAATGCCGAATGGCAACAAGAAGCCCCTCTTGGTCGCCCTCTTCGAGCAGGGCGTTTAGGTACTCAGCAGCGAAAGCGGGATCGCGGAGAAGCGACTCGGCCATAGCTTCATCATGGCTTCGATAAGGCTTATTCATTGGCGAGCCTCCTTTGGTAGTCAGTCCAAGCCTCTATGGCTCGGGCGATATCGCGGTGCTGTGAATCTTTGTCGCCACCGCAGAGCAACAGCACTACCACTTCGCCTTCCTTGGCGTAATAGACCCGGTAGCCCGGGCCAATGTCGATGCGCAACTCGTAAACACCATCCTGCAGATATTTGTGGTCTCCGAAGTTGCCGCCCTCAACTCGGTCAATCCGACGAGCGATAGCGACACGGCCTCTCATATCTCTCAGGTCGTCGAGCCAAGACTGGAACCAGTCCCGCCCTCGATCATCTAGGTAGTGCCTGATCTCCATGCGGCGTCCCTGTCGCTTTTAGGCGACTGTACCCGTATGCGGATACGCATACAAGAGCTCCGCTATCGACTGCCTAAACGGCCAATTTGCTGCGCCGCACAATCGAAAGTTGTGCCTTTTTGGTCTAGATCTCTTGACATCGCTAGTCTAGTTCTCTAGTCTTTACACAACGGCCAAACACCCGGCCGGGGAGACGAGAGATGGCCCACACCTACCACCGGCAATGCGGTTGCCACGCCTGCGGACGGATTGACGAGCAGGCCGAGCAGGGTCCGGACATGGATGCGGTCGCCGAGGCCGCCGAGTGGACCGCTGGCGACATGCCGGCCGCGTACTACGAAGCGCTGGATCTCGCGCTGTTCGAACTGGCCGATGGTTCCTCCGATGCGCTGGTCGCCCGCCTGGTGGCGCTGGCCAAGTCTCGCCGCGCGGTGATCGAGGCGCGGCTGGAAGCGGTGGCGCGGAAGGTGGCGGCATGAGCGCGCTGAACGCAATCGACCGCATCTGCCCGCAGGCAGCCGGCGAATCAGTTGAAGCCTACCAGCAAGCGAACGAGGTCCGGTTCGAATTGGCAGAACTGTTTCATGCGGCCCGCGCCGGCCAGTCGATGGACGCCGGCAATGGTCCCGCAGCGATCTATTTCTCGCCAGCCAAAGCAGAGCGCCTGCGCGCCGCCCTCGCCCGCGTCGGGGGTGCCGAATGAACCGCCTCGCATCTGCCTTCCCGCCGATCCGCGACCTGCCGGCGCTGGTTGCCTGCTACGCGGTGTGCGCCTTCGTCGTTTGGGCCGTCCTCCATCCCTACCACTACCGCGCGCTCGTGCTGAGCGTGCTCGGAGTCCACGCATGAGCGACTGCAACTACACCCTCGCCTGCGCCCGCGCCCTGCGACTCAAGGCGCAAGCGCTGCAGGCTGACGCTGCCGCCTACCGCATCCACCCGTACCTGTCGTCGACCAAGCGCGAGGACATGGCGCGGTTCTACGAAGGCCAGGCGGCTTCCACGCTCGACATGGCGGCCGAGCTTGAGGCCGAGGCGGTAGCGGCATGAGCGCCCTCGCCTTCCTCTCGATCGCGCATTGCCCTCCCGGCGCGCCAGTTCCGCCGCCACCGAGCAATGCGGATCGGTTGCGCGCCTTTCGTGCGGTCGCCGAGCCCGATCTGGCGAACGGACACCCGTGGCCGTTCCTGCGCGGGATTCGCGACGGGGCGCCGGAGTACGCCTATTTCCACGAGCACAGCTACGCCGAGCTTTCCGGCGGTTTCTAACTCCAACCGAGAGGATCAAACGATGGCACTCAAGATCACTCCGGCTTCAGAGCCGATCCCCGTCACCCGCATCACGATGGCGCTGTATGGCGACCCCGGCGTGGGTAAGACCACGCTGGCGTTCACCGCAGACACGCCGCTGCTGTTCGACTTCGACAACGGCGCCCACCGCGCGACCAATCGCCAGGACGTGGTGCGTGTGTCCTCGTGGGCGGACGTGGACGGCGTCACTATCGCCGACCTCGCGCCGTATTCCACGGTCATCGTGGACACCGCGGGTCGCATGCTCGATGCGCTGGCGGCGGACATCATCGCCAGCGACGCGAAGCTGGGGCGCGGCGGCGTGCTGTCGCAGCAGGGCTGGGGCCGGCTGAAGCAGCGGTTCACCGCGTGGTTGAAGATGCTCAATCAGTCCGGCAAGGATGTCGTGCTGATCGCGCACGGCACCGAGAAGCTGGACGGCGAAACGGTCAACGCGCGCCTGGACGTACAGGGCGGCTCCAAGGATGAAATCTACAAGTCCGTGGATGCGATGGGCCGCGTCTTCATCAAGAACGGCAAGCGTGTCGTCTGCTTCGACCCGACCGAATCGGCCTTCGGCAAGAACCCGGGCCAGTTCGGACTGTTGGAAGTCCCGAGCCCGATCACGCCCGACTTCCTCGCTCGTGTGCTGGCGGACACCAAGGAAGCGCTGAACGCGCAGACCGAGGCCATGCGTGAAGCGGCCAAGCTGCTGGACGAGTGGCGCGACGCGATCGCGCTGCTGGAAACGGCCGAGGACTTCAACGGCAAGCTGACCGCGATCAAGCAGCAGTCCAAGCCGATCCAGAAGCTGTTCGCGGACGCCGCGACGGCCAAGGGCCTCCACTTCGACGCCGCGGCGAAGCAGTACGCAGCTGCGACCGAACAAGACGAGGCCGCGTGATGGACGCCAATCTCGATACTCGGCGCATGGTGCCCTGCGGGTTGTGTGGGGCATTGACGCCCATGCTGGGAACCGAGCGATGCGATCGCTGCTATGAGCTGGAAACTCGCATCTTCGAGGCGCCCGAGCTTGCCCGCAAGGTGCTTGAACGCATGGGGCATCTGTGATGCTGGCCCGCGTCTCCAACATCGAGACGTGGCGGCGGTGGCGCTCCGACGAGGACGCCACCCCGGACGACCTTGTCGCGCGCCTCACTGCCTTTGAGCCAACCGAAGCGATGCTGGCCGGCACGGCATTCCACAAGGCGCTGGAGCTGGCGCAGCCGGGCGAATACGCGGAGCTGTCCGCCCTCGGCTACACGTTCCTCCTGGCCGATGCCGAGCTGGCGCTGCCAACCGTTCGCGAACTGCGTTGCTTCGGCAACTACGGCCCGCTGCGCGTCACCGGGCAGGTGGACGCCCTCTACGGCAAGCGCGTCGAGGACCACAAGACCACGGCGAACTTCAGCGCCGATGGGTACTTGGAGGGCTGTCAGTGGAGGTTCTACCTCGATCTGTTCGGCGCCGACGTGTTCCGCTGGAACGTGTTTGAAATCAAGCCGGTGAAGGACCGCCCCAACACCTACGAAGTAGGTGCGCCGCACCTTCTCGAGCAATGCCGCTATCCGGGCCTCCATGACGATTGCATGGATCTGGCTCGCGGCTTCTACGACTTCGCGGCACTCCACATGCCGCAGCACAACATCCCAACGGAGCAAGCAGCGTGAGCGATACCAAATTCATCGACGGCCTGATCGTCAAGGCGCCCAACGAGCGCGCCCCGGAATACGTGAAGGCGAAGCTGTCCATTCGTCGCGAGGAACTGATCGGGTTTCTGCAGGCGCAGACCGGCGACTGGATCAACGCGGACATCAAGGTCTCTCAGGGCGGCAAGTGGTACGCCGCGATCGACGACTGGAAGCCGGATGGCCAGCGCCAGGCCAAGGCGGAACGTCCGAGCAGCGCGAAGCCTGAGACGGCAAGCGAACGCGCGGAAGAGTTCGCCGACGACGACATCCCTTTTTGAGACAGCGAAGGCCAGCGGGCGGTGCCGAGAAAACACCCGCTCCGAGGATTGGGGATCCCGGCGAGCAATCGCACGAAGCATCCACCCCGAGGCCAAGGCGCGTGCCGGTCTGCGAGATGACCGGCGAGTTTCTAACCCAAGCCGCCTGAGGAACGCACATGTCCCATGTCTGTCACGCGAACCTTTGCGTCACGCCGTGCCGTCCCGAGCACCTGATGTGCCCGCGTCATTGGGCGATGGTGCCGGCGGACGTGCAGCAGGAAGTGCTGCATCACTACAGGCCAGGCCAGTGCAACGACATGCGCCCGTCGCCGGAGTGGTTCGCAGCCGCAAAGCTCGCTGTCGCGTTGGTGGCGCAGCGGGAAGGCAAGCCGACATCAAGGGCGCAGCGAGAACTGCTCGCCGCCCTAGCCAACTGAGGAACGCACATGGAGCGCAATGACCAAGCATTTCCGATTGCCGACATTGGCGTACACGGAAGTTACGGCCTCACCAAGCGCGAGTTGCTCGCGGCGATGGCGATGCAGGGGCAGTTGTCGTCCGGCATCCCAGGCGAGCACTACCGCGTCACCCATTGCGCGAAGGCGGCCGTGGAGTTTGCCGACGCCCTGCTCGCCGCCCTCGCCACCTCCGCCAACCTCAAGGAGCCGCAACATGGAACGGAGTGAAAACGTGGTGCACCACAGCGACCGGACTGCCGTGCGCGCCATCGAGCGCGGTGAACTGCGTGGTGTGTGCGCCCAGCGGAAGCGGAAGCTGCGGAAGCGCGGTGTGCGCGTCTTTTGGTCCGAGTGGCTCGGATCGTGGGCGTGGAATCCGAACGACGAACCCAAGGAGCCGCAGTCGCCATGAGTGGGAAGGATGAATGAGCTGGCTCTTTTCGCGGGCGCTGGTGGAGGCATTCTCGGCGGCCACCTGCTCGGCTGGCGCACGGTCTGCGCTGTCGAGTGGAACGCCTACGCCGCGAGCGTTCTGTGCGCCCGACAAAATGACGGCCTTCTCCCGCCCTTCCCGATTTGGGATGACGTTCGGACCTTTGACGGAAGACCTTGGCGCGGAGCTGTTGATGTGGTGTCTGGCGGATTCCCGTGTCAGGACATCAGCGTCGCAGGAAAGGGCGACGGACTCGACGGCGAGCGCAGCGGACTGTGGTCTGAAATGGCGCGGATCATTGGCGAGGTACGACCACGATTCGCGTTCGTGGAAAACAGCCCAGCACTCACTTCTCGGGGACTCGGACGAGTTCTCGGAGACCTGGCCGCGCTGGGGTACGACTGTCGCTGGGGAGTTGTATCTGCTGCCGATGCCGGCGCTCCTCACCGACGCGAGCGAATCTGGATTGTGGCTGACGCCATGCGCCACGGACGCGAAGCCCATCACGGGCGGGAATCTGTATCAGACAGCGACGGGATCGGTGCGCCACATGCGGCCGGACGGGAAGAGTTCCAATCGCGGGCTGGCAGCACAGGTGATCTGGCCGACGCCGAACGCCTCGGACAATCGCGACCGAGGAAACATGAGCGACCCCGCGATACAGCGCCGCCTCGCGATTGGCAAGCAGATCGGCTTGTCCATGCAGGTGAAAGAGTCGCCGGGCAGTGGATCACTGAACCCGACGTGGGTCGAGTGGCTCATGGGGTGGCCGCTCGGGTGGACCGACTTACAGCCCTCGGCAACGGACAAGTGCCGCAATGTGCCGCCCTCGCGTGGCGAATCCTCGGAGGCAGCTTGACATGATCGGTCCCTGCGCCAAGCGCCGGATGGTCGCCACGGTGGTTGCGGGCGAGCAGGCATTCACCGCCGAGAACCTGTGCTGGAACGCGCAGGAGACGTGCCCGCGCGAACCCGGCGAGGGGTACGAGAAATGCCAATCAATCTGCCAGCAGATGGGCCACGGCGAGGAGCGCGCGATTGGGGCGGCATTGCTTGCGGGCGCGGACGTGCGCGGCGCTACCTGCTACGTCGGCCACCACTACGCCTGCGCCGCCTGCGAAAGCCTGGCAAACAAGCTGGGCGTCCGGCTCGTCTTCACCGCGCCAGTCGATTCGGAGAGAACGAAATGACCACCCACCAGGCGGCCCACGTCGCTGTATTGGAGGCGCTCAAGTCTGCGCAGACCTTGCTGGTTTGCGTGTGCTCGCAAAGCCTTTACACGCGCCAAGACCTCATCATCCAAGCGGAGAACATCGACGACCAAATCACCGCCGCCATCGACCTGATGAAGCAGGCGGGGGATTGGGTGCTGGTGCCGCGCGAGCCGACGCCGGAAATGGTCGACGCGGGTTATCTCCACACGGGCTATGTCGGACTGCCGCAGGACATCTACGCCGCCATGCTCGCAGCCGCCCCCGCCGCGCAGGACCAGGGGGAAGGCTGATGGCGTTCCCGACTCCGAACATGGCGCGCGTCGCGAGTGCGCTGTTGCGCCCGCATCGGCCGCCGCGTGAGGTCTACCAAACCGCCGGCCGAAACAAGGATGGCGGCAGCGGCCGCTACTGCGTGACGTACTGCGTTGGCACCGAGGCAGAAGGCGTCGAGCTGACCACACAGGAAGTCGAATGGATGGTCGAGCACCACTGGCTGCGCCGCGACCCCGAGTGTCACCACCTGCTCTATCTCGCAAAGGGGAAAGTCCGCCATGACTGACACCCCCGCCGAAGTGGCCTTGAACTTCGAGATCGTTGATCGCGGGGGCATCCGCATTCTCGATTGGACTAAGCACGGAGGCATCAGTTGCCGGCCCGCATGGGACACCGAGACCCGCATGTGGGATCGCATCCAAGAGTTGGAGCGTCAGCTTGCGGAGGCGCGGGCCATGTCCGAGAAGCGGCGCAAGGCAGCCTGTCAGCACCTCGAAGAACGAAACGCAGAGCGTCGCCGCGCAGACGACCTCCAATCCCAACTCGCGGCCCAGCGGGAGCGGGATGGGCGGGATGCGGTTCGCCGCTTGGTCGGATTGTGGCGCGCCGTTGACGAGGGCGACGCATTTGACGGTCCGGACTACGAGCGCGGCCGGATCGAAACCCTACTGAACTGCGCCGATGAACTCGACGCCGCCCTCGGGGGCCGTCCATGACAGACATCATCGAACGTTTGCGGGCTTTGCCTGCCGAATGGCGCAAGCGATCCATGAATTACGACACGACCGATCCGTTTTGCGAGGGACGCGCGCACTCGCTAGAAGATTGCGCGGAGGATATTGAAGAAGCCGGATTGAGCGACCTCCTCGCCGATTACGAGCGGTTGCGGGGGATGGAGGAACGGGTGAAGGGGGCGGTGATCGGACGCATCCACAACGATGGCGGCGATCTCGTGGTCGTGACATTCATCGACGCGAAGCCATTCCGCTACGCACACGGCCAAACCGTCGCGCTGGTTCCCGTGCCTGGTGGGGAGGGGAAGTAGATGCGCCGCGCCGTCGAATACACCGAAGGCGACACCGGCATTTGGTCGCTGACATGCGCCGAGTGCCCGCTTAAGCCGCACGCCGAAGCCTTGAACGTCAAGCCGCCGCGTTGTGCGGGCGGGATCGCCACGAACATGCCGGGGCCGATGGTGTTGGACAAGTGCCAGCACACCGATCCGAACAGCGTACAGAACGAACCCGGCAACGGCCTGAGCATCGAATGCGGGTACGCCCGCCCCACCCCGGAGGCGAAGGAGACGTGAGCGAACTAGTCGAACGCGCCAAGGCACTGGCAGAGCGCGCCCATGCTGGACAGGTGGACAAGGCCGGCCGCCCGTACATCGAGCACGTCGCGCGCGTGGCTGCTGCTGTTGCGCACTATGCTGAACCCGAAGTTGAGGCCGTGGCGTGGCTGCATGACGTGCTAGAGGACTGCGGACCTGAACATCGGAATGAGGTGCTTTGCTTCCCATCCGAAACAGTGGCGGATGCGGCCAACTTGCTCACCCGATATCCGCATCTAACCGACAGCTTCTATTACAGCCGCATCCGCCGCAATCCACTGGCCTTAGTGGTCAAGCTGGCTGACATCGCTGACAACGCCGACGAGGCGCGGTTGGCGTTGCTGGATCACGCCACGGCGAACCGTCTGCGCCGCAAGTACGCGAAGGCTCGCCAAGCCCTCACGGTGAAGCCATGACCCACCACGCCCACGGCTGGATGGCAGGATGAGCGCAGCAGAACGCCTTTTGACCGTCGCGCAGGCTGCCGAGCGGTGCGAGTGCTCGACCAAGACCCTGCGTCGGGCCATTGCCGCTGGCGACCTCGCCGTGACCCGCGTAGGCTCCAGCGCCAAGTCCGACCGCATCCACCCCGCCGACCTGGCCGCCTTTTGGGCGCGCCGCAAGGTACGCCAGCAATGCCCGTCGCCAAGCGAG